CGTGCGTGGGCAGCCACCCACGCACACCATTGTACTTGGCGTTCTATGCCACAGTCGCCCCGCGACTGTGACGTTCAGCGCCCTGTTAGGGCTATGGATCTAGGTTTTATCGTGTAACGCACGATTCTGTCTAGTATTCGTAGATAATAGTGATTAGCTTTTATTCCGCCAGTTATGGCGGTCTCTTCCGAGACTCAAATAGCAAACCCCCCCCCCATAGGGTTCTCAGTACTATCATGTATCCTTGCCTCACGCCAGAGGCTAAATTTATGTGTTGTAAAAGAGTCAGAACGGCGGTGCCACCAAAGTCGGTGAACCCGCGTCCCAAAGTTCTTTAAATTGGGGAATTGTTAGGTAGCTTATGCGACCTTGTCCACGTTGGACTAAACCTGATACTGCTGCTAGTAAACTAGCTAACCTTTAATGAAAGGCCACAGATCTATAGTGATCAGAGCATCTCTCAGTGGAATCTTACCAGTCAACCACTGTTGCTTATTAGCATAAAACAATTGACTGATGACCTATCAAAATTTACATTATAACCGAAGGTGGGCACGAAAGTGTACACCGGCCCCGAACGACAGGTCATTGGCTAATACCTTCCCGCATATGGCGGTTTGGTTTATTTCTGTGTGAGTCTGATTGCGATCAGTTTACAATATGTGTTCCCACACGCCTCATGTACGGCCTGCAGCGAGCTGCTTGCCCTTATTATTACCTTACGAGGTATTCATGTTGTTTGTGGAGATTAGCATTTTTGCCACCAGTCTTAGACCTCTCCGGCGACGTGCCTGGAAGGGGTAGGCCTTTGTCCGACACTCACACTCTTCGCACCCTTCCTGGTGCGGTGAGTTGAGTGTTCCACGTTTACAAGCTGGAACATTCGACCATCGCTATGACAATGACGACCTCTATTCTTACAGATATAGACCAGGGGAAGACATGGATCAAAGACAAAGCCAAGCCGTATTCGGATTGGATTACAGAAAAGATACCAGTGTCTTTCCTTGGTCAGGAAGAAATCAAAAGTCCGCAGAAGCCACACGTGGCTCCGGCCTGCCCACGGGGCAGTAATGATTCGCAGGACAAACAAGTCCCGCCCCCTGTTAACGACGACGGCTCCGATAAGCCTGAGTCAAATGAGCAAGATTCGATTAGTGAGTTTGACTTCTCCAGCATCAAAAGCGCCTTGGATAGCGTTTCAGAGTTATTCGCAGAATCCACGACGCCCAATATACTTATGAGGGAGGTTGAGGGCCTTGTAGCCCTTTTCTTCTCCATTTCTGGGGCTAGCAATGGACTCTCGATATGTTCTAGCATCTTTTTATATGCGTCTCGTCTCTTTAATGACTCATTGTCTTTGAAGATCATGGAGATAGTGTACGAGATTTTCGACATACAGGCCAACACAGAAGAGCCCCCTACCAGACAATCTGGTTTGGAGGGGGTGATTCTAGTACCACGTTGGATCCAAATGTTGAGAAATGCCAGGACTAATTGGGAATTGGTTAGGTCGAACAAATTGTTTAAACACTTCTCACGCCTTTTGTCGCTTGTTGTGACCATGGGCATGTGTGAAGTATCATCCGTTACATTCAATGTCGGCAACTACAAAATCATAGAGCCAGACATGTCTTTGATACACGCTGATTCAGTCGATTTGATTGATGCAGCGCTTTCGACAGTCACCTTCTTTGTCGAGAACATCTATGTGTGCTTCAAGGACAGATCTTTACGCTGCTTTCTGATTGGAAATAAAGAAGCCCTTGAGCTTGATGACGAGTATATGCTGCTCTTACAGTGGTGGGACCTCGTTAGGAATGGTAACCTTGAGAAGCATAAGAAAGCTTCGGAAAAGGAGTTTGACCTAAGGCTCGAGAATTGCACGAAGCGCTTACGGGTGCTTGTGCAAGGAAAGCACGGCATTGAGAAGAATATATTTGAAAAGAAAATCCTCAAATTGTGTACGATACGCAACGATTACGTCACCCTTAAACTGGCCACTGGCCTTAGGAAGGCTCCTTTCGCCCTCGAATTATATGGGCGGAGTTGCCAGGGAAAGACGACTTGCGGAATGCAGATAGTTGATTGTTTGCTAGCTAGTGCTGGTTTGCCGACCGGCATGGAGCATAAGGCTTCCGTCAACGCTTCCGACAGGTATATGTCCAATTGGGCGACGAACAAAATTGTCATGATATTTGACGACATGGCAAATGATAAGAAGGATTTCATAGAAAAGGCCCCAACTAGGGCCCTCATCGACGTCATCAACAACAACCCCTTTTATGCTAATATGGCTGAAATTGAAAGCAAAGGGAAAGTTTTCGTAGAGCCAGAGATTGTGGTGGTCAACACCAACGTCAAAACGCTAGACGCACACACTTACTCCCAATGCCCATATGCCATACAGAGGCGAATGAAATACGTGCTAACAGTAGCAGCAAGGGAAGAATTCCAGCTTATTATAGATGGGCGGGAGTGTGGTCTCGACCCTACCAAGGTCAGGGACTGTTACGGTGACAAGATGTCAGATATTCCGGTTGACGACCTATGGTACATAACCATTGAACAGGCCGTTGAACCAAAAGATTTACGTCATGTTGCCCAATATGCAGTGGTCAAGGAGAACGGCATAACCTACGCCAAGGTTTCCATTAAGACAGCCGTCCAATTCCTGATAACTAAGTACCACCAGCATCGGGCCGAACAAGAATTCATTATTCGCAACAAGTCCAGATCTATAACTTTGTGCCCTGCAAAAGGCTGCAACCAGATTAAGGGTTTGTGCAACAAACATGACACAGACGGTCACTCTTTTGACACGGTGACCCCCGATGATTCGTCCACTAGTGACGAGTCTGACCCTGAGATAGAAACAGATGAGTCTGAGATGGCTTTAGCCATTCAGGACGCCAAGTGGTTCAAATCTATGACTAAGCAGTCTGGGTTCGAAGTCTTCACGGGCATGTACATCTACAATAGGTGTGCCAATTATGTTGAGAGGAAGATCTTCGGGGATCCCAATAAAGACTCTTGGGAGCATAGACTCTCCAAGGCTTTTGGTTATGATTACAACCACGGTGACTGTCTCGCAAGGGGATGGGATGTCCTCAGTGGAGTCGTGGCTGAAAGAGCCGATGAAGCTGCCTCACATACTAGCAAAACAGTCGATGCCATTAGTGGCATAGCGATGCTGAAGATGGCTAAGATGTTGAGATGCAGATGGAGTTGGCTCAAATTGGTCCCCACGCCATGGATAGAGGACCCGCGTGTACAAAACATGCTAAGGGTCTTTGAATCCAGGGAAATAGCGTACAAGTTCTTTAGGTGGACGCTTCTCCAATATGGCATATCCTCCTTGCTGCTCTTTATCGCATGGTATCGTGGTGGTTTCAAGGGATTTCACTTCATATTTACGTGTTGTTTCCTCTTGGCCATCACCTCCACTGTGCAGAAGAAGATGGTTGCCACGCTAGACGAATTGTATGTTCTCGACCTGGCTGAAAGAAATTCGATCGCACCTACGCTTAAGGCGTGGAGAGACGATAATGCTAGGAACATATGTAGAACTGCATTAGCAGTTGGTATTGTTTACACCTTGGCTAAGATATACAGAGTCATAAGAAACAAGCCCAAATCTCAGGGCACCCTCATGCCAGAGAATGCTGAACAAATAGCTGCAAGGGATAAGGAAATCAATCCCTGGGCCACTCCAGGCAAGCGAGAATTCCCCTTCTCCCATAAGGCCCTATGTACCAATAAAGACGACTTTGTGAAGATCGTTGAACGTAATTTGGTCTATGGATCTGTTGAAACAAAGGATGGTGTTATGGCGCTGAATGCGCTTTTTGTAAAGACGGGAGTTATGATTGTGCCGAACCATTACTTCACTGATGCCAAAGTTGACACCCTTAAATGTACCTTCAGGAAGTCGGCACCGTTGGAATCGGGCGGCATGTTTCCAGCATACATCTCTCTAAGAACCGCTATTAGAATACCAGATACTGATCTTGTGGCTTGTTATTGCCACGCTGGTGGGTCCTTTAAGGACCTTACCCCCTGGTTCCCAATATCGCAACTACCAGAATTGCCTTTCACGCTCGTATATAGGAGCAAGGATGGCAAAGTCACCACAGCCAGAGGAATGGCCGTCCCACAGGATGGCATCGACACGGGTGTCGGTGTCAAGTTTTCCGGAGGTTATTATAAGAACTTCGGGATGGACACTTTCAAAGGATTGTGTGGAGCGGTGGTGGTCGCCGAGGCCAAAGGGGTGAATATTGCAGGCTTCCACTTAGGTGGGAGAGAAGCAACGCCCTATGGTGTATATGGTTCTATACTCAAAAGTACCCTTGACCGTGTGCTGGACGAATTGTCCACAGTCGAAACGGTACTAGTGACAGGCAGTTTCGAGGCTTTCCCGAGCAAGCAAATGGGCATGGAGGTAATGCAACCCTCAGCCAAATTGCACTACAAATCTTGCTTGAACTACATGCCTAGCCCCTCCCAAATAGAGTATTATGGAGGTTGCTTTGGTATGACCACACCAAGCACAAGTGTCAAGGTCACACCAATCAGTGAGCATGTCATGGATGTGATGGAGTTGCCTAATATATATGGGCCTCCCACCATTTCTCCTCGCTGGTTTGGCTGGCAGAAGTGCATAGCCAGTCTCTCCCAGCCGTCACAGCCCTTCCCCCCAGAATTGCTGCAGATGGCGGTCGCGGATTTTAAGGTGTACTTCATACCTATTTTCCAGCGGCCCGAGTGGAGAGACACCCTTCGACCATTGACCTATGAAGAAAATTTGCTTGGCATACCCGGAATAAGGTTTATTGATCCAATACATCTGGACACATCCATTGGATATCCAGGGTCAGGACCCAAATCTAGGCATGTCGAGTACGACGAAAAAGGCAGACCTGTGAGGTTTGCGCCCGTTGTCCAGGAGGAAATAGATAGGAGCATGGCTTGCTACGAAAGAGGTGAGCGAGCTGGCTCAATTGCTAAAGGTTGCCTCAAAGACGAAGTCATCGCATATAGCGAGCCCGGCAAACAAAAGTGCCGGACAATTTATGCTAGCACACTTGCTTTGACATTCAACGTCAGGGGTCATTTCTTACCCTTGATACGGGCCATTCAGATGAATCCTCTCATATGTGAAACAGCCGTTGGAATCAATGCCCATAGCAGAGAATGGGAACAGCTGTACAAGCACATAACTCAACATGGTGAGGAGCGCATGATTGCTGGTGATTACAAAAGCTATGATCAGAAGCTCTCTTCCCAGTTGCTCTTAGCTTCGATTAGATTGTTGATAGATGCAGCACGTGAGCTACCGGGTTACACGGAGAAGGATATACGGATTATGGAGGCCATGGCAGGAGACTTAGTCTATGCCCTGATAGCCTTTAATGGAGACCTCATTGGACTTATATGTGGTGGTCACATTTCCGGAAACTCTCTCACCGTGATCCTTAATGGTTTTTGTGGGTTGCTTAACCTACGGTGTTGCTTCTTTTCCCTCTACCCAGAGGTGCCTGTTGGCAACTTCAAGGATTGTGTCGCATTGACTACTTATGGCGACGATAATGGAGGCACTGTCGCTCCCGGCTACGAGAAGTTCAACATAAAGTCGATATCTGAGTTCTTAGCGCAGTACGGGCAGACCTACACCATGCCCGACAAGGAGTCGGAGTTGGTTCCGTACCTCGACCCTCGGAAGTTTGAATTCCTTAAAAGGAAGAACGTATATATTCCGGAGATTGATTGCAACGTTGGAGCTCTTCTTGAGACTTCCGTGGCGAAATCGCTGCACTGCTTTGTTAGGGACAAAGGTAGTCCACTGAGTGTGGAACAAGCCTGCGCCCAGAACATTGACAACACGTGCTACGAGTGGTTTTTCCATGGGAAAGAAACCTACGAGAGGCGGAGAAAAGAGTTGCTCAAGGTGGCTGAACTAGCTGGCCTAAAGCACATGACGAACAGATTGGACACTACATTTGAAGAATTTGTTGATAAATGGAAAGAGAGGCATGAGCCTCAGGAAGGGGAAACTGAGGCTGATGTCCAGGCTAGGACGGCCGTTTTCAATGAGGAGTGGCCAGAGCCTATTACCGACCCGGAATGTCAGTAAACTTCCGCCCCGCACCCCCGTGGGGTTCCTGTGTATAGTTGAAGAGGGGTGCGTGTATATGGATACCAATTTTGTATATGTTTATATGTTTCGTAAGTACATTAATTAGGCTTTGCACGTATCGGACACCCTTACGAGGGTACCGCTATTTAGTGGAGGCGTAGTCCACCAAATAGAAACATTTGTCTTGGGTGTGTTGAGTCTTTCACCCTTGACTATTCTTGACTTTCTAAACCTACTAAATTTAATCAATCACCTCGTAAGAGGAAACCTGTTAAACCAAAGAGCAAGTCTCATGAGACTTGTTCGCCCAGGAGTGTGATGGATTTCCCACTCTCTGGGTTTTGCCCCAGATGTCACCATGAACATTGTGTTTGCCCTGAGGACGATCGGAAGCTCGTTCCACAGTCAGGGTTTGAAACAAAGGTCAACCCAGGCGGATGTACCATGTTGTCTACGGAGCAAAATATTCGTTTTCGTGATGCAGATATTGGAGAGTGTGTTGACGCTTCTGGACCATTAGAGGCCACACGCTCCCGCAATGGGAATGAGGCAGCGAGTTTTGAAGATTTTCTGTCGCGTCCCATTCGCATTTATGAGGCTACTTGGGAGTTGGGAACGTCCATGAACTTATCGTTCGACCCATGGACTAGATTCCTAACGGACAAACGTGTGTCCAATAGGATCTCCAACTTTGCGCTTATGAGTTTGAAGCTACATGTCAAGTTCGTTGTTAATGGCAATAGTTTCTACTTCGGCAGAGCAATGGCATCATACATTCCGTGTTCGGCATCCGATCAAACGAATGGGTTCGCGAATGAGCTTGGGGACCTGATTTCTTTATCTCAGTGTCCCAGAATTTTCTTGAATCCAACCACTTCGTCCGGTGGAGTTTTGACCCTTCCGTTCTTCTATAACTATGATTACCTAGATGTTACCACGGCTTCTGCCGCTTACCTAGGCACTATCAGAATGAGGGACATAGCTCCTTTGAACCACACGGCCGGAGGGACTGATCCTCTGACCATCACAGTATTTGCTTGGGCGACTGATGTACAGTTGGCTGTACCTACAGCACTTAATGCTAACGGCATCATCGCACAGTCCGGTATGGAGTCAGACAAAGTTAACCCAGGTTTGATATCTGGGCCCGCTTCAGCCATCGCCATGGCTTCTGGCGCTTTATCTAAACTTCCAGTCATAGGACCTTATGCAACTGCCACAGGGCAGGTTGCCAGCGCTGTTGGTAGTGTCGCCAAGCAGTTTGGTTTTTCCAGACCAGCTACAGGCACTGTACCTAACCACATACAGCCCAGTTATGCTGGTAATTTAGCCAATGGCACTGTGCCCGAAAATGTGTTCAAGCTGACCGTTGACGACAAACAAGAGACCACGATAGATCCAAGAGTCGTGGGTCTCGACCCCGGAGATACGTTGAGTATTGCTAACATAGTCTCGCGTGAGAGCTGGTATGCCCAGTTCCCTATTGAGACCAGTGACACACCTGACGCGTTGTTGTGGAATACGAGAGTCGACCCTTGCCAGTTCGCGGAAACTTCCGATGGCGGGTTGACTTTGACAGCCACCGCCATGGCTAGTCTTCCGTTCAACCGATGGACAGGGACCTTGAACTTTAGGTTCCAGGTGTGTTGCTCATCTCACCACAAAGGCCGTATTAGGTTCGTTTATGAGCCCAAACGGTTTTCTTCCACTTTCGTAGCCGATGGCGAATTTAACGTCAATAAGCAAGAGATCGTGGACATTGGTGAAACGAGTGACATCACCATTTCCATAGGTAATGGTAACACGTTAACTTATCTTCCACACAACTATCCAGGAATTGTTAGCTCTGCCGACATGCACAGCCAATCCGTCTTGATAACCACAGGGGCGCCAGGTAATGGAGTTCTTGGAGTGTTCGTGGTCAATCCACTTACAACTTCCACTGGTAGTCCTAGTACGGTGTGGGTCAATGTTTATATTTCGGCTGGACCTGACTTCAAAGTGATTGAACCTAATGATTCCTTCGGCCTTTACACCTTTAAACCTCAGAGTGGTTTTGAACCACAATCTGGCGAGGAGTGTGTTTTGGCAGGAGATGATCCAGCTTATGGAGAACATGCTGAGAAGGATAACATTCAAGACACCAAAGTGCCAGATAGTTTGGCATTGGTCTTTTATGGTGAATCCATCCCATCGTTCAGAACATTACTGAAAAGGTTCGAGCATTCCATGAGAATCCCTATCGCCAGTGGACTTGGTGCCACTGTGAATGATGTTGAGATTTCTATACGTCATGTTGCGTTTCCCATATATCGGGGTAATGTACCTGGTGCTTTTGGCAATGGAGCCGTTGCTCCGGCCAAGTACAATTATACAGCTACAACCTTGATTCATTGGGTTACCATGGCGCATGCTGGGTGGCGTGGTTCTATGAGATTTAAGTACCTCATGTTCAAACGTCACAATGGCCAGACCTACCCCATCTATGTGAATAACACGGGAGCCACCTCTGTTGGCACGACCAAATTTGCTAAATCGATAACTGCGTACAATCCTGCCTCTTTTGGCAGTTTGGACGAAATTTCGAGAAATGCTTTGAAGGGCGTGACCAATCGTGTTGCTGCTTCCATGCATGGTGCGGCAGTTATGCACCCAGACGTCAACCCCTCTTTGACCGTCGAGGTGCCGTGGTATAATCCATGGCGCATGATTCCGGGCAAGAGGTTAGACTATACTGGGTCGTCTGACTACATCAGCTTACAACAACTCCATCTTCTTGGATACTCTATGGGACATCCTTTGTTCAATTTGGACATCCTGGTTTCTGCTGGAGAGGATTTTCAGCCCCTGTTCTTTACGGGGCTTCCGAGAATATACTTGGAATCCTCACCACCAGTTCCTCACTCTTAATAAATACGCTCCAGCGACCGGAGCGGGCGCTTTGCGCCGGCGGCAAGCCGTATGTCGATCTTTACGATCCTAGATTTTTCATGCGAGCTTGCTCGCGGAGTTTTTACCTGGGTCGCAAATTTTAGACTTAGCT